CGGCAGCAAAACGGTCAGCAGATGACGCCTGAGATGATGAAGATGCAGCAGGAGGCAGAGATGGAGCAGCGCCGTATGGAGGCTGAACTGAGCTTCGAGGAGCGCAAGCAGTCGGCTGATATGGAGCTTGCACGATTCAAGATTGAGCAAGAAATTGCACTTAAGAAATGGGAGGCCGAGCAAGAGATGGCCCTGAAACGAGAAATAGCGCAGATGGACATGACCATCAAGCGCGAACAAGCTGAGCAGCAAGCGGCCACTCAGCAAGTTGCAGCACTAAAAGCCGCATCAACCACGAAACAGGAGTAGTACAAAATGGCACTGGATTTTGACAACCTTGGGTCTGCACCGGACATCGACTCCATCGACATCTCTGCCTTGGACAAGGGGGACGACTTCGGCAACGAGGTGGAGGTAGAGCTGCCGGCCGAACCTGCGCAGAAGGAAGAACCAAAGGAAGAACCAAAGGAAGAACCTGTGGACGAACCGGAAGACGAGTCGAAGGACGACGATCAGCCGCGTGACGAGAAAGGCAAGTTCTCCAAAGGTATCCCAAAGGCTCGTTTCGACGAAGCTGTGGGCAAAGAACGTGACGCACGTGAGGCGGCTGAGAGGAAGGCTGCTGATCTTGAGCGCCAACTGTATGCCCGTGAGCAGGAGCGCGAACAGCAGACCACTCGTAACGAGGCGCTGCTGAAGCTCGAAACTGAGATTGACGCGCTGACCAAGGCTCAGGCCGACGCCATCCTCGACGGTGACGCTGAAAAAGCCACCACATTGTCGAAGCAGATTCGTCAGCTTGACCGACAAGTGGCCCGTGCTGAAGCGCAGGAAGAGTCCAGCCGCACCGTTGAGTTCTCGCTTGAAAAGCAGCGCCTCGACACGACGGTGGCCCAGCTAGAGGCGGACTACCCCGTGTTGAATCCGCGTTCTGAGACGTACGACAACGGGCTGGTTCAGATGATCCTTCTGGTGCAGCGCGACATGGTGAACAACGGTAAGCCGGCGTCAAATGCGCTGGCCGAAGCCACTGAGTCCGTCATGAGCCGGTTCAACCGGCAGGGGGATACAAAAGAGGTGAAGGAAGGCTTGGGCAAGGCTGAGATCGAAGACCGCAAACGGGAGCAGGTTGAGAAGGCCTTGAAGACACAGGCTCGCCAACCGTCATCTATGAAGGATGCGGGCATGGACTCCGACAAGGCCGGCGACAAAGGCCTGCCTGACGCAAGCAAGCTGACGATGGAAGAATACTCGGCGCTGCCTGAATCAACGCGCGCTCGTCTGCGTGGAGACATGCTGTGAGCCGCACATCCATCGACGCGCCGTACATTACGTCCCGTATCAAGGACGTTGACTACATCGTGATGAAGGACGGTCGTACGACGATCTGCACCATCACGATGGCCAACGACTACACGGTCAACGGGTTCTCAGCCTGTGTCGACATCAAGAACTTTGACGCCGCGCTGGGCCGCAAGTATTCCTACGAAGATGCGTTCAACAAGCTGTGGCCGCTTGAGGGCTACTTGTTGGCAGAAAGAATCTCAACAAAGAAGGGAGGTGATCCTGATGGCCGGTAAAGGAAAAGGGAAGGGCGGCGGCAAAAAATGCTGATTATTTATTGCGCACTCTGAAATGCTCTGATAGTATCTGAGCCGCACCTACCTCGTGCATCTCTCCTAGAGACGACTGGCCGCCGATAGCGGCCAACCTCGCAAGTCCAGCGATACGGACAGCCTAGCTGAAGGCATAAAACCAGCCGCCTCGTCCCCGTCAAAAGTCGTTTGTTTTCGCCTAGTCGCCAGCGATACCGGCACCGCGCAGAAGCCACGTAACTGCTTCAGAAAACTTTCGATTTACAACTTTTGATGGAGCGACAAATGTCAGCTACAAATTTCGCACTGCTCACCAATGAGCAAAAAACCGCTTGGTCTCTGGACTTCTGGAAACAAGCCCGTAACCTCTCTTTCGTCAACAAATTCCTAGGCAAAGATGCCAACTCCCTCATTCAGCACATCACTGAGCTGAAGAAGACCGAGAAGGGTGCCCGCGCCGTTATCACCTTGCTGGCCGACCTCGAAGGCGACGGCATTGTTGGCGACCGCACATTGGAAGGTAACGAAGAAGCAATGAAGTCGTACGATCAAGTGATCCGTATTGACCAAATGCGTAACGCTAACCGCCACGAAGGTCGCATGGCTGACCAGAAGTCTGTGGTCGACTTCCGTACCAATTCCCGCGACAAGCTGTCCTACTGGCTGGCCGACCGCATTGACCAACTGGCGTTCCTGACGCTGGCTGGTAAGGCATACACCTTCAATACCAACGGTACTACCCGTGTTGGTTCTGACTTGAAGAATCTGGAATTCGCCAGTGATGTAACCGCTCCCTCCGCAAAACGCGTTGGCCGTTGGAACAACACGAGCAAGCAGTTCGAAGTTGGTAGCCTGCAAAACACCATTGTTGCCGGCGCAACGCCTGACTACCCAGCTTGGGAGTTGTTCGTGGCGCTCAAAGCCTACGCCAAGGAAAACTACGTTCGTGGCGTTATGGGCGACGGCGGTGAAGAAACCTATCATGCTTTCCTGTCTCCGATGGCCATGTCCCGCCTGAAAGTTGATCCGGTTTACCGCGACAACTTGCGTTGGTCGACCAGCGGTAAGGGCGAGGCTGGTAATCAATTCACCGGCACCAGCGTCAAGATCGACGGCATCTACTTGCACGAATTCCGTCACGTACCGAACACCCGCATGGCCGCTTCTGGCTCCAAGTGGGGTGCTGGTTCAAACGTGGATGGTTGCCAAGTGCTGTTCTGCGGCGCGCAAGCTCTGGGTATGGCCGACATCGGTAATCCGGATTGGGTCGAGAAGGAATTCGACTACGACAACCAGCCGGGTATCTCCGTCCAGAAGATTTTGGGCTTCAAGAAGCCGGTCTTCTCAACTCAGTACAGCGGCGGTACGGCTGAAGATCACGGTGTGATCTCCGCCTACGTAGCTCAGTAATGAATACGGCCCTGCCTAACGGCGGGGCCACTCAAACCATTCAGGAGATTCAAAATGGCAAATCTAATCGCCGCTCGTCAAGCTCAATGGCCGTTGGTCGCTGAGTTTACTTTCAATGTCGCTGACACCATGCTCAATACGTCTGGTGTCTCCGACAACTTCAATACCGTAGCTGCGCACGTTTTCGACGTTATCAATCTGCCGCAAGGCGCGATTGTTATCGGCGGCGAAGTAGTTACCGAAAACGCTGTGACCGGTTCCACCGCGTACAACGTCAAAGTTGGCGACTCTGGTAGCGATGTTCGCTACCTCGGCACCACCGACAAGACCGCTGCCGGCAGCACCTCACTGGTCCCTACCGGTTATGTTGGCACCGGTGAAAACCTTCGCCTGACAGTCACCCCGACCGTCGCTGCGTCCGTGCTGGGCACCATCACGGTTCGCGTTGAGTTCATTATTCGTGGCAAAGCCAACGAAAACGTGACGAACTAAGTTCGTGGTACTTAACCCTGCGTCGAAAGGCGCAGGGTCTTTTGCAAATTGACGAGGTGAATCATGGCTGTTGTCGCCCCTGTAGTTGAACGCTTCGGAGGTTCGTCTATGCGAATCACGTGGCCTAATTTAAAAGCGGGCGACATCGGTGAAGCCGTTACCCCGCAATTGTTTCAAGACCGCTCCGCTCAAGTTAAAGGCGTTTTCTCGACTGGGAAGATCGTCATTGAGGGTAGCAACGACGGTGAGGAGTTCGTTTCTCTCACCGATCCTCGTGGAAATGATCTTGTAATCATGGCCGCGAAAATTGAACAGATCGAAGACTGTTCCTTCTCCATCCGTCCCACGGTGCAGGGCGGCGACGCTTTTACCGATCTGACGGTGATTCTTTTCGCTCGGAAAGGTGACTGAGATGAGTAACCTTCAATACGAGATGCTATCCGAGGATCGTACACCTACGCACGAGCGACGAGTCAACTACCCGTGCGCCGACCACGAAAAGCGTCTCGCACTCACTGAGCAAGCTGTCATGTCGATCAAAGCAACCAATGAGGGCTTGACGACTAAGATGGACATCCTGATTTCAACGATGACTAAGGTCGCGCTGTTGGAGGAAAAACACAGCACGCAGCAGGTTGATGTGACTCGGGCGCACGACAAGATTGCCGGCGTCGAGATCAAGCTTGACAAGCTTGCGCTTGAAACCCGTGAATTCGTGAATTACTCCAAGGGGCAGGCACAAGTTCTGTGGGCGCTGGCCGGTGGCCTAGCCATGCTGGCAGTTAAGGTGATGTTCTTCACCGCAAGCCACGGGATGACGCCATGAGCGCTGGTGATCTGGTTTTCACTGTTATCCGCGAACCGTCGATTCGTCCTGCTACGGGCGAGGCATACACACTAGGCCGCATGTACTGCAACGGCGTTTTCTATTGCTTCACTTGTGAAGACGAAGACCGCAAGCTAGAGTTTGGCGGCGTCAAGGTAAAGACGCGCACTGCTATCCCCCGTGGGCGTTACCACCTCACGGCCTCGTTTAGCAACCGCTTCCAAAAAGAATTGCCCTACGTTGAGGAAGTCCCGCAGTTTGAAGGCGTCCGTATGCACGGAGGCAACCGCGCCGAGGATTCCGAGGGCTGTTTGTTGCTGGGTCAGGTTCGCACCTCGACTGGCGTGGCCAAATGCGCCGACACCGTTGCAGAAGTGACGCGCCGCATCAATGAGGCCGAAGACGAAGGTCGCTTGGTGATTCTGGAGGTCAAGTAAATGGACAACTGGAAAAGTGTCTTATCCACGATTGCCCCGGTCGTTGCAACGGCCCTTGGGGGGCCACTTGCAGGCGCTGTGGTATCAAAAATTGGCGACATCCTCGGCCTCGATGAACCGACTCAAGACAAAATACGAGGCGCTATTGAGGCGGGGAACCTCACAGGCGAGCAGCTTGCCGAGATTAAAACACTCGAAATCAAACTGAAAGCCGAAGAAGCCGAACGCGGGTTTCGTTACGCTGATCTGGAGTTTAAAGATCGTGAAGGCGCACGCCAGATGGCAATCCAGACTGGCGCGAAGACACCTGCGATTCTGACTTGGCTGATCGTTGCCATCGTTCTTGGACTTGAGGGTGCGCTGCTCTTCGGCGCAAAGCCTGACGTGAGCGAGATCGTATTGGGCCGCATCCTTGGAACGCTTGACGCATCGCTGGCAATGACCCTTGCTTTTTGGTTCGGGACAACGCACGGTAGCAGCCGCAAGACCGAAATGCTGAGCGCCAAATGACCGCCCGCCCGTCCAGTTCGATCCGTACACCAGCATGGCAATCCCGACCCTGTTCCTGTAACCGGTGAAGTCTCAGTAACCCAGAACCTCGAAGAAAACGAGCCGCTTTACGTCTCCCAAGGCAACGACCAGTGGAAAGTGGTGCAGAGGGGTCGCGGGTATTGCAACTCTGATAAACTCTGATAAACTCTGATGAAATCTAACCAACGAGGTAATCATGCCGCAATACGTTTTGAATCGAAATTTCTCACTAAGTACCGTGAACGGTGGCATCACCTTTAAGAAGGGTGAGCCAACGGGTGTTCCGCACTATATGGAGCGCGACGTGCAGTTGATTGGCGCGGAACGCGTCGATGGCGAGGCACCCTCTCTTATTGCGTCTGAACCAACTCTAAAAACCGAAGTATCCGGCGATGACCGTAAAGCGCAGTTGTTCGCAGCGTTTGAACTTATTGCCGAAAAGAACGATGCCAAGGACTTTACGGGACAGGGCATTCCTAGTGTCAAAGCTGTAGAGAAGATCGTTGATTTCACCCCAGATCGTGCTGAGATCATCGAAGGCTGGTCTGAATACCGCATTTCGAAAGCTGAGCAGCAATGACAGCCGGTGAGCTTATTGAGATATTCCGATCAGAGATGCGCGGCTACTCCCTTGAAGTGTTGAGGGACGACGAACTACTTCGGTATCTCGATGAGTCTTACCGAATGTTTGTTCGACTTTCTGGCGGGATACCTGATTCGAATTCAGACGTAACAACTGTGCAGATTGTGGCGGGAGAGCCGTACGCAACTTTGGATAGTTCTATTTTGCGAATTCTGCGTGCTGAACTTTCTTCAGACGGCGAACAGATCACCGTCATCAACCAGACAGATTTGCCAAAATTAAATTCACGCGATTACGGCGCGTTTAATCAACTTACGTTGAAAACAACAGGTAAGGTTCGCTACATGCTGATTGGTTCAAAGCCAAACACCGTGCGTTGGTTAGGGATACCTACAGTTGATGATTCCGTTGATTTAACAGTTTACAGACTCCCGCTGGTTACGGTCGACTCCATAGAACATCAGTTGGATGAGATAGACGACCAGAATCATCTGGCACTTGTTGATCGCTTGAAATTTCACGTTTTCAAACGTCCCGGCACATCGTTTTTTAACCTGCAACTTGCGCAGGCATTCGACGGTGCATTTAGAACGGCGTGTCAATTGGCTAACGCCGAACAAGACCGATATAAATTCAAACCCCGAACAGTAGGTTACGGCGGAATCTAAGGAACAAAAATGGCAACCATTCAAGTAACGAACATTCTCTCCCGCGCAGCTACGCTGATTCAAGACGCGACAAATGTACGCTGGCCGCAAGCCGAGTTGCTTGACTGGCTAAACGACGGGCAACGTGAAATTGTATTGCTCAAGCCAGAAGCGAGCGTGAAGAACGAGGCGTTTGCTCTCACCGCAGGAAAGACAAAGCAGAGTCTTCCGGCAAGCGGCGTGCTTGTAATCGACGTTGTGCGAAATCTTGGTGCCGACGGTCTAACTCCCGGTTCAGCGATTCGTATGGTGGATCGTGACGTGCTTGATTCGCAGCGCCCGACGTGGCACTCAGACACGAATACGCTTGGGTATGTCCAGCATTTCATGTACGACACACGTGACCCAAAGACGTTCTATGTCTACCCAAAGGCACCCGCGACAGCTTGGAATATTGAGCTTATTTACTCTGCTGCGCCGAACGATGCGGCTCTCGGCGGCGTTATTCAGATCGACGACATCTACTCCAACGCCTTGCTTGACTACGTGCTGTACCGCGCTTACAGCAAGGATGCCGATTTCGCCACCAATTCACAGTTGGCTGTAGCTCACTTCAATGCGTTTGCTCAGTCGCTTGGCGCAAAGGCGGCAGTTGAACAGGCGAGCAAACCCGTTGTAGACGTTCGTAAGGGGTCGTAATGAGCTGGACTAAATCAGGCACGGTAAGCCTTACAAATAACAGCGCGACCGTATACGGGTCAGGAACAACGTGGTCATCTGGCGGCAAAGCTCGCCCCGGCGATGTGCTGGTTTCGCCTTCCGGTGCGCTGTACGAGGTCTCTAGCGTGCAAAGCAACACCGAACTAACGCTCGCGACCGCATATCTCGGTGCCACGGCATCTGGACAGAGCTACGCGCTGATCCACACCGGGTTGCTGCCCGCTGAATTAGCGGTTTCGCTGTCGGATTTGCAGAGCAAATACCTGACGACAGTTGCTCAGTTGTACGAATGGGAAACCAGCAACGCAGCCACCGTGCCGCTGACTAATCCCGCAACCGGCGCAACGATTAACGTCAAGCCGATTAGTCAATTTCTCGCGTCGCTTGGCAACGGGACGATGGCTGGTAGTTTTACGACGCTGAGTGCCTCTTCCTCTAATGGGTATGTCTCATTCAAAACTAATGACGCATCAGCTTCAAGTAATGCTGGAGGTGGTTTTTACTCAGTCCCGAGTGCGACTCAAGGTAGTCGCACTGCGTACATGTGGCTTGATGCAGACGGTGGTGATTTCGCTGGCGGTGACTATCTAGCAATCGGTAAAACAGGCGGTGGTAAAGCATCTTACGATGTGTATGGTGCAGGGGCGCGTCACAGTGTTG